CACCTACCATTCAACGGGGAGGACAGTACGCTGTACAGGTTCAACAAGCAGGACGTAACAAGTTGATGGACCTAGCGGATGCGTTAGGACAAGTTAATCCGATGTTACAGCAGTACACACAAGTAGCCGATATAGAAGCAGAACAGTTTGAAGAAGATTTAGCAGGTAAGAGTCCTGAAGAAGTTCAGGCTATGCTGAAACAGACGGAAGGAGAACTAGACAAACAAGTACGTCGTGGTGGTTTAGGTTGGCTTATGTCACCATTAAATCAGAAGCGTAAGCTGAAAGCAGTAGGTGCTTTAATGCACGACGAGTACGAAAGAGAGCTAAAGAGTCGTGTTGAAAACCCAGTTAATGCAGACGCTAACATTGATGATTTAATTAACGAATCTAAAGATACGCTTAGACAGAAATACGACTCATTAGGTAGTATGTTTGTTAATGATGGCTTTGAAGGTGCTATACGAGATACAACAAGACGTTACACATTGGCTCACGATAGTTTGAGTACAGCACAAGCAAGGCAAGAGTTAAAATTGGCAGGAAAGTCTGTGCTATATAATGCGTCGTTACTAGATCAACAAGGAGGCTTGGCTAATATACCTGCCATTGATGACTGGTGGGAAACAAACGAAGGTGCTTTAAATCCAGCTGATTTATTTAAACTCATAGAAGACGTAGCTCTTACACACGCTGTTAACGGTAATGAAGAGGCAGCTGAACAGTGGTTAGATTACGCAGCGGGTCATTTAAGGGTAGGGACTACTAAGATGGGTACTGATCCTGAGAGTTCTATAGATGATGTTTTTGGTGAGTACGGTGCAGAGGAGGCGAGGATAAGACAACGTGTAGCTGAAGTAAGTGAACGTAGGGCATCCAAAGATAAAGGCGACGCTGCTTTGTTGTTGCAGGAGACCGAAGCTGATGTTGTTAGTGCTATGCTTGCTATTAGCAAGGGAAAGTCTTTTGAAATCGAAGACACTTTATTAAGAACAGAACAAGAGGTAAAAGATTATTTTATTAATAAATTACAGGAAAGCGGTAATGTTTATGCTAGAGGTTCGGATGGTATTAAAGTTATAAACACCGCTATGTCATTGACTTCGGAAGACGAAAACGTCGTACGCTTTAAACAAATACACGAACAACGAGTGACAGGGTCTTCTAGTTATAGGAATCAAATTAAGTATACAGCGGATAGAATAGCTAGTTTGCCTACCAATGTGATACAAGATGATCTTACTGGTAAGTCACAAATTGACCCTACTATATTTAATAAGTCAGAAGAACTAAAAATAAAGTACTCACAATTAAGGGATCAAAAGTTTTTAGAGTTAAGCACAGGTAGTTATCGTAATGTTAAGGGTGATAAAGTCGATAGTACAAAGTGGCAGACTGAAGTATCGGAGGATATGGAGGCGTGGGATCAGCAGTTTATACAGGACTATGAGAACGAGCTAAACGGTTTTATTACAGAATATAAAAGCGAACAAAAAGCTTCTGCTATAGTAAGTGGGCAAAAGAATGTAGAAGCAGCTAAGAAGTCTTTGATTGATCCTGCAAGAGATTTAGAAGAAGCAATACCTCTCGTTGGTAAAACTTTTTTTGATATAGAGGAGAAGCTATTGGAGGGAGATTTTAAAGCAGCTAATAAAATAGCAAAAGATTTAGAACGTTCTGAATTTACAGTACGAACCGCTAATAACATATACGGACAAACTTCTGTGTACGAAAACCCCATAGAGGGTGCTGTTAATGCGATTCAATCCACAGCCACTACTGCTCAACAAAAAGAAATAGCACAGCGTAGTCTTGTTATGTATCTAATGGCTAAGGGGGAAGATGTGTACAACTTGGAAAACATTAAGAACGGTAAATACATATTAAAAATACCAAGGGTTACTAGACGCACTACCTACAAACAAGCTACTCAACAAGGACAAAAGATAATAGGCGGTCGAATCGGTGCATATGGTGTAGGTGCTACTATTGAAACAAGACCAGCTAGAGAGTTAGAGATACCTATTGACAAAGAAGCTGTAAAAGATTTAGTGGGTATTTATCCTGTGATAGCAAAAGAAAGATTATCTGAAATTGAAGCAGGTAGGGTTGAGGATTACTCTCCTGAGTTAGAATTGTATAACTCTATTTTTGGTACATCATTAGATGAAAACGACCAAGAAAAGATAAAAGAATTTATTAACCTTAACGGTAAGCTTGGTAAGAAATTTTATAAGTAATGAAGTTAGAAAACTACACACCTGATTTTGCAGAAGATACAACTGAAAAGGAACTAGGAATAAGTGATTATGTGTTTGATGCGTTTGCTGCTCCTGTAAGAGGGCTAGAGGGAGTCGCACATGGTGTCTATAACTTAGGTGACTTTCTATCTTTTGATATGCTTCCTGACTGGGACGAACAACGTTTCTTTGGACGCTCTCAAACATTACCCGGTAGTTTAATAGAAGGACTTACACAGTTTGCAGTACCGTTTGGTATTATTGGTAAGGGTATAAGTGTAGCAGGTAAAGCAGCACGAGCAGGACAATTAACAGGTGTTGCAGGTAAAGCTGCTAAAGCGGTAACCAAAGGTGCAAAGCCCGGACAGTTTACTGATCTCAGTTGGAAGGGTTACTTAGGAGCTGAGATGGCTTCTGACTTTGTGGCGTTCGACGGACAAGAAGAAAGACTGTCTAATCTTATACAACAATTTCCCGAACTACAGAATCCAATAACTGAATACTTAGCAGCTGACCCTGACGACAACGAAGCAGTGGGTAGGGTTAAGAATGTACTGGAAGGTGTGTTAGTTGGACTAGGCGTAGGTGCTGTATCTAAGTCTGTGATGGCAGGTATAAACGCTATTAAGATAAAAAACGTAGAGCTACAAAAAGGAGCAGACAGAGAAGACGCTATTACCACGGCAATGATGAAGTGGGGAGATGAGACTAAAGATTTAGGTTTTGCTGACTTACCTGAGTTTCGAGAAAAAAGACCTGAACCCGATCTACAAGAAAAACTAGAGACTGTCGAAAACACTGTTGAAAATTTAGAAGAAGCTATTGAGCTAAGACCACGTCCATTTAAGACCTACGAGGAAGAGGGGATGATGGATATTATTCCTAAAGGGGCTGACACTTTAAAAAAGAGATTAATGAAGAAGTTCCCAGTAAAGGGAGCAGACGCACAAGACGTAGCCGATGTAGAGAAGTTTATAGATGTAATGGGTCAGCGTTTGTTTGGCGACGTTTCGTTATCAATAACAAATAAGATACCGTCGGCTGGTCGTTATAACTTTGGTAATAATCTACTGCAAATAAGACAGTCCGTAATAGACGAGGGTGGTATTAAACGTACTATGATCCACGAGTTGTGGCATGGTCTTAGTCGTTATTTACCAAAGACGGATGTAGATGCTTTAAGTAAACAGTTTCAAAAAGCTAGAGAAGACTACATTAGAGGTTTTGGTGTGGAGTTGGAAGAGGGTGTTGACCCTTCGTCGTTGTTAAAAAGAGAAATACCACGTGAATTAAAAAGATTCCTAGAGGGTAAATACACTTCTGATAATTATCGTTTTAAAGATTTAGATGAATACTTCGCTGAAGAAATGACTGACTCTTTTCTAAAAAGATTAGACGAAGCAGATTTAGCACCTAGCGGTACATTAAAAAGAATTGCACAAGAAGTAGCTATAATGCTTAAAGATATGTTTGCTTCTTTAAAGGCAAAGCTAGGCATCGACCAACGACAAAAGATATTCAATGACTTTCTTAAACAACGTAACGTAACTAAACGTTCAGAAATGCCATTAGACTTTGGTAAAAGGTTTGCTGATCTTCCTGATTTAAAACCTACTGATATTGTTGATGATTTAGTTAAAGATGTTGATGTGCCTACTTTTAGGGTTGGGGGCAAGCAATCATTGACTGGTTTAGTTAAGACGATGGGTAAGCTTCCTAAAGGTATGTACCCACAAGAGTTAGCAGGAGTAGCAGAACAGACTGCAAATAAACTACTACAAGATAGTACTAAGATGACTAAGATGAGTCAAGAGATGCTAGACGAAGGTGTAGTTAATGAACTAGCGGATGCAATGGGTTCGGACGGAAAGATGTTAAACTCAATGGTGCAACAAGCAGCTAAAGACAAGCAGGAATTGTTTCGTATAACAGCACGGATGAAAGCTTTGGAATCTATGTTGACAGCTAACGGTAAAGAAATACTGGATGTAGCTGAACAATACAAGAACACCAAAGGAAAAGTAAGTGAGGACGAGTTGGAGATGACTGAAGCTCGTTTGAAAACTTTAATAGAACAACAACTACACATACAAGCTAGTCAATCAGGTTTAGCTAGTGGTTTTGGTAGGGGTCTTAAATCTAGGCAGATGGGCGTTAAGATCGGTCTAAGTGAAAGAGAAATATCCGATACTAAACTACGTCAAGACTACCTAAATAAAAGAGGTGGTATGACCGTAGATAATATTGTTGAGAATATACTACTGGCTAAGAATGGTAGTGGTGATGATCTGTGGAATACTATTATAGCTATGAACAAAACTGTCAGAGGTGCAGAAGGTGGTAAGTTCATGGATATGGTGCAGGAATATTACAAGAACTCTTTGATGTGGGGACCACGTACTTTAACAGTCAATGCTTTGGGCGGTGCGTTATCGTCTTCAATAAAGAACTTCGAAAGATATATAGGTGGTTGGGTTAGTGCTAGTCCTGAAACTAGACAAGCTGTTGTTAATTCTTGGGCACAAGGTATGCAGTTGAAAGACCTCGTAAGGTTTATGCTTAATGCATGGAAGAGCGGTGACCACTATATAGGAGATGCTGGTTCAGCTTTTGTTGAGCAAACTGGTGGAAGTATCGGTTCTATAACAGCAAAGAACGTGGAACGTATGCGTGGTAAGGAAATAGAGAGCGACGGCATCAAGCAGTTCATAGATTACTTTGGTAATGTTATTAGAGTACCAAATAGATTCAATACGTCTGTCGATCAGATGTACAAATTTAACGAGTACAAGACTAGAGCCGTTGCACAGTTAACGTTAAAAGCTTATGAGTTAGGCATAAAAGACAGTGAAAAAGTAGCTGAATATGTAACTGATTCATTGAATGCTTTGGTAACTAGGTCTAATAGAAACTTCTCGCAGTCTAATTTAATTAAAGAAGCTAACGAAACTTTTAAGCCTGAACAATTTGCTACACCTGCTGACAGAGAAAAAGCCATTGCAGAATATGTAGAAGGAAGACAACAGGAGGTCGCTGAGATAGCTAGACAACAACAGCTAGTAGGAACAGAGACAAGAGATAACGACTTCATGGCATTAGAACAACTAGCACGTGATTGGGTTGATCCTAATATAAGATCAGCAGACGAAGTTACTTTCAGTGGTCAGTTGGGTAAAAATATGCAAAAACTACAAAGCTTTGTTAACGGTGTTCCGTTTGCTTTTATAGTTGCACCTTTCATTCGTACTCCTACTAACATATTAAAGTTCTCTTTTAGTCGTTTACTCGCACCAGCAGAAGCAGCATATAATGCAGCTAAGTATCTTAAAGGAGGAGAATACAAAGATAAGATAGACGCACTGTTGAACAATAAAGCACCCGCACTAGAAAAAACACGTAAGTCTTTAATGGAGCAAATGATAGCTGTCAAACCTGACGGCACTCCTGATTTGTTAACTAGAGCAGAAGCACGTGGACGATTAGCTAGCGGTACAATTATGACAGCAGCTATTGCTTCTGTTGTTAGTATGTACAAAGATCGCATCAACGGTGGTGGTCCTAAAGACTTTAAACAACGACAAGCGTGGCAAGCTGCTGGTAATATGCCATACAGTATTAGGGTAGGAGATAAGTGGATCAGTTATCAAAGACTAGACCCTGTGGCTACTATGATAGGGGTTTTTGCTGATATGGCAGACTTAATCGAAGATGGTAAGATGCACAGTATCGACTCTAATATTTTTGAGAAAGTCATGGCTGCTAGTATGTTAACGGTTACTAGGAATGCTACTAATAAATCCTATTTAGCAGGTATAGATAAGTTCTTTAGTTTCATCTTTGATCCTGAGTCAACAAGTGCTGCTAAATATCTAGGAGGCGTTGCAGGTGGTTTTGTTCCTAATATACTTAATCAAGGGCAATCCATAGCGGGAGACCAAGAGTTAAAAGAAACACGTTCGTTTATGGATGTTATAGCTAAACGAATACCGGGCGTGGCTATGGACTTAAAACGTAATCCACTTGGTGAACCTGTTGTACAAGAATACTTTGAAGGTGCTGCTGGTATTATTAATCCTTTAAATCCTATAATATGGGGTAGTAAAAAAGACGATCCTGTGTTAACTGAATTAGCTAATGTTGCTCACGGTTTCTCTGCACCTAGTGCTAAACTAGAAGGTCTTATTGATTTAACTAACTACGATGGACCTAATGATAGAAGTGCATACGATAGATGGTTAGAACTACATTCAAAAGTTAAAATAAATAATCTTACATTAAGGCAAGCACTAACTAAGCTTATAAACTCTAAGCAGTACAAAGCCCTTGATCCTCAGTCTTTTAGCGGTCTTCCTAGTCCTCGTGTTGATTATTTACGCAGAGTAATGGGACGCTATAGACAAAAAGCTAAATTAGAAATGTTAAAAGAGTTTCCTGAAATAATGAGACTACAACAAGAAGTTAGGAGAGGAAAGAGAACACAAAGAACAGAAGATGTGCTTGAACTCCTCACTCAATAAGTAATAATATAATATCATGGCTAACACCTACGTAGACTACACAGCGACTGCTGGACAGACAGACTTTGCTTTTTCCTTTCCATTCCTAGAAGACTCACACGTTGAAGTTTTAATAGACGGAGTGGCTACTTCAGCGTTCTCCCTTGTTACAACCCCCAGTACTAAAGTTGTATTAAACAGTGGGGCTACATCAGGACAAATCGTTCGTGTTAGAAGAAACAGCAACCCGACAGTTAATCTTGTAGACTTTGAGGACGGATCAGTACTGACGGAGAACGAACTAGATTTATCTTACCGTCACAATCGTTATCTTAATGAAGAAGCTTTTGAAGGTAATACATCCAGCTTACAAGTCCTAGAGGGTACAACCAATTTTAACGCTAACTTCAATAAGATTGTTAATCTAGCACCACCTACTGCATCTTTAGACGCTGCTAACAAGGACTATGTAGACGACAAGTTGGTACTGAGTGGTACAAGTCTTAGCGGATTTAACAAGTCCACACACACAGGCGACGGTACTAGCGACCAATTTAATCTTAGCTTTACACCTCAGACAGGTACGGCTGCTGCGTTTCGTGTGGCTATTGATGGTGTGTTACAAACTCCTGATGAGGCGTATACGGTTGATAGCGAAGCCTCGACTATCACTTTTACATCAGCTCCTCCGGTTAATGCCGAGATCGTTATTGTTGCTACAGGCACGGCTCAAGATGTTAATAGTATCGGTGTAACAGCTACGGGATCAACGACCGCTAGAAGTCTTGCTGATAGGTTTGCTGATGTTGTAAATGTATTGGATTACGGAGCTACAGGGGATGGCGTAACTAATGATAGAACCGCAATTAATGCTGCTTTTACTGCTATAGCGAATGCTGGTGGTGGTACTATATTCTTCCCTAAAGGTACTTACAATATCAGCGACTACATCGGTAATACCACATCACCTACTGCTCAAATAAGTGTATCTGTTGTGGGAGAAAAAGGTACTGTAATTAATTGTAACCCAACGACTTCAGCAAACTACGCTCTTTATTTGAACTACGCTGACTTAGAACATTGTTTTGTTTCAGGGTTGAAAGTAAACGGGAACAATAAGACTCGTCGTGGTATTCATATAAGTGCTACGTCAGGATCGTTTAGGGAAGTTGTTGTTGAGCATTGCGATGTTGAAAATATAAATGTCGTAAATGGCGTTACAGGCTCAGGTAATGGTATTCGTATAGGTTCTTCAGCCTGGTCTTATAGAGCTGCCGTGCGTAATTGTTCGGTAAACGGCGTAACCAGAGATTGGTGGGACGGTGGTGAATATCTAGCGGGTATTATTATTACGGATACCGAGATATGTGAAATTGATAATTGTAATGTTAAAAACGTAGATTGGAATAGTTTCCAAGCTCAAGATGCGGATTGCATTCAAATCTTTTCTGAACAAGACGGAACAGGCGATTATAGAAAGTCTGTAGCAAACGTTACTAATTGTATTATTGAGAACGGATACGGACGTTTACTTAAACTACAGACTGAAGGTAATGCCTTAGTTGAAAATAATATGTTTATCCTCGACGGTTCTAGTGAGTTAATTGCCAATTGGAAGGGAGTAGACTCGCAAGTAGCTGATGCAAACATACGCAACAATCGTTTCTTTATTGGAGACTCATGGACAGGTGGTAGTTCTGCAAATTTAATAGCGTTACAATCACCAACGGCGGCTAACATTAATTACACTTACGAGACGTTTACTCAGAAGTTCTGTAATAATATTGTCGAAGTTAAAGGAACTATGCCTTACGGAGTTATCCCCGGTGTTCCCTACACAAGTTCAGCCTCCAAACAATATGTTGAGATTTGTGATAACGTTATTTCATACACTGGACAAAGTTTAGACTCTTCATCAAGTTCTACAGCGTTTGCTCAATTTGTTTATACGAGTGCTTGGAACGATCCTGCGAGTGTTACGGGTCAGTATTACTGGAAGATAAATAACAACAAAGTTCATACTTATTACTTTATACGCTTTTCAGGTACTCAACGTAATTACACAGATAAGTTATGGATTGAAGTCGTAGGCAATAACCGTTTCCCTCTTGCATCTGGAGGAGGTTCGATTTTCTATCAAGGTGTTACTGTTGGTGCTTATACAAGTAATATTAAGATTGGAGATAACCAGTTTGGGGATGATGAAGGTGGTATATTTACTTGGCCTTCTGATCCTACTAAATGGAGTAATGGTTGCGATTTCCCTGAAGGAGATAGTACAGCAGGCGCTATAAGCAATATGCCAGCCAATTATCGTAATGGACGCATATACAAACGAGGAGGCGTACTGGGGGTTGAAACTGTATCTAGTGGAACTGCTTATAAATATATTTCTACCGATAACGGAACAACTTGGTATCAAGTATGACCGACTCACTTAACAAACTTTAAGATATGGCAATTACAAAGACAAACAATCGAATGATCGACGGGTCGGTCGTGAATGTACTGGACTACGGGGTAAAGAACGACGGTACTGATTACAGCACAGGAGACGACAATCACACAAGATTACAAAGTGCGATCAGTAATTTAACCACAGCAGGTGGCGGCACTCTTTATTTCCCTAGCGGTACATATTTAATTGATAGTCAGATAAATATTGATACGACTACAGGAATACACTTAGTAGGAGCAGGTAGAGATGCTACTATAATAAAATACGGAGGAACATTCACGCCCAGTTCTACTTTTAACTTTATAAAATTTGGCACTGCAACGGCTTGCTCTATTTCTTCTTTAACAGTTAACTGCAACGCTAGTACAAACGCTAGTGAACCCGCTAGGTCTATCGTTATCTTTGAAAGTCAGCAGATTAATATCGTAGATGTTAAAGCCAATAATTACACGACAGGTGCTGTATTAGCTTATAGGGATGAAAACAATCCTAATTTACAAAAGATATTTATAGATAAGTGTCAATTTTATGGAGTAACAAGTGAAGCTGAAGCCGGGATCGTTCTAGCTGATTGCGATGAAAGTATTGTATCTAACACCTATGTAAAGAACGCAACTTTCTTTGGTATAGAGTTAAAAAATAGTTGTAAGTATTCCACCGTAGCTGACTGTATTTGTGAAAATACTAATGCAGCTTTTCATATAGGATTCCAAGCTTCCACCGAATTTCCTGATGTAGATGGAGGAGGTGCTTCTTTTTGTACATTTGAAAATTGTATTGCACAAGGAGGACAAGGTTCGGCTCTTAATTTCGCACGGGCTAATAAATGCGTTGCTCGTAATATTTTAATTGATAAACAAGACATAGCACCAGCAGGTTCACCTACGACATGGACGGACGGAAAAGCTGTTGTATTGTCAGGTAGTTTATATTGCGATGTAGAGTGTGCTATTTTTAATGTTAATAGTGGTGTAGATTACGCAATAAATATTAACTCAGACGATTGTAATGTAACGATCAGTAACTTTAAAGACGTGGACAGCACTAAGTTTGCTAGGTTCGCAAGTGGAAGGGATCGTATAAACCTAAACATACTTTACGGAGATACATCATACTACGATACAAAAGATTTATTACAAGACGACGCTGACAGTACAACAAACCATGTTTATCAAAAACGCTTAACGGATTTAAGACTTCAAAGTACTGGTACACTGTACGATTATAGAAGATACACAGGAGCAGAGGGACATAGTGGTGGTTTTAATTACGAACGGGTTACTACTACAGCGACATCTACCGACTGGCAATTAGTTTTAGATGGTTCTAGTATGATTAGAGCTAAAGCGGGTACTAAATTCTCTCCCGGCTCAGATAATACTATTTCACTTGGTTTAGCCTCTGAAAGATGGTCTGAAGTTTTTGCAGGTACAGGAACTATTAACACTTCCGATAGAAATGAAAAGGAGGATATTCAAGACCTGTCCGAAGCAGAACGCAGAGTAGCCACTGCTATAAAAAGTTTAATAAAGAAGTTTAAGTTTAAAGGACGAATAAGGACTCATGTAGGTGTTATTGCACAAGATGTTGAAGCAGCTTTTACCGCTGAAGGTCTAGATGCAAGTACCTATGGTATGTTCTGTTCTGATACTTTTGAAGATGAAAACGGAACTACGGTGACTCGATTAGGTATTCGTTACGAAGAACTGTTAGCTTTTGTTATAGCTGCTTTATGACTGAATCACTCTCCCACTTCTTAGATACCGCTCTTGGTGTAATACTTGCCGTAATCGGTTGGATGATAAAGAAACTGTCAGATAGATTAGAGAACGACGAGAAACGACTGACTAGGATAGAGGTGGAGTTGGCTGCACAAAGTGAAAGAGATACTGCTGTTGAGAACCGTATGGGAGGACTTGAAACTAATATTAAAGAGATAAACACTAAGCTTGATCGCATGATGGAGCTGCTAATGAGAAAATAGATATGCCAAAAGGATTATACGCAAACATAAACAGAAGAAAGAAACTCGGTATTAGCCGTAGTAAGAAGAAGTCAACGATTAGCCCTAAAGCTTACAGTAATATGAAGCGTGGGTTCCCGAAGAAGAAGTAAGGTGGGTGTATCGTTATCCATAGGCAGAGGTGAGAAGTCCCGTAAAGGTGGTCTCACTGCAAAGGGAAGACGTAAATACAACCGTGCTACTGGGTCTAAACTAAAAGCTCCTCAACCCGGTGGTGGTCCTCGTAAGCGTTCCTTCTGTGCTCGTATGTCAGGAGTAAAGGGACCAATGAAAGACAGTAAAGGCAGACCTACCCGTAAAGCTTTGGCGTTGCGTCGTTGGAAGTGCTGAGTATGCCTCGTCGTCCAATAGCCCGTCCTCACCCTCTGTCTGCTCAACAACGGACACTAGCAGCTGTATCATCAGGAAAGGTGAAGGAGAATAAAGAGAGAGCTGACGAACTACAAACGAAGGTTACA